ACTGCCGAGAAGCTGTCTGGCGCAGACTTCGATGGAGACACCGTAATTGCGATCCCTTATGACCCCCGTACGATTAAAGTGACCCAGTCTTTGGAAACCTTTGATCCTAAAAAGGCTTATCCTAAATATGATGGCATGCCAGTCATCAGTTCCAAGGTAAAGCAACAGGAAATGGGTAAAGTTTCCAACCTTATTACGGATATGACCGTAAAAGGAGCATCCCTCGATGAAGTATCCAGGGCTGTTAGACATTCCATGGTTGTAATCGACGCGGAAAAGCACGAGCTCAATTATAAGCAGTCCTATGTCGACAACGGCATAGCCGAATTGAAGGCTAAGTATCAAGGTGGAACTGTAACCAACCCAAGAGGCGCATCCACATTGATTAGTAAGGCCGCTTCTGAAGCCCGTGTCGATAAAAGAAAGGCCCTCACCAAAGAACAAGCCCAGGCTTCTGGAAGAACCCTAGTCCGTAAAGGTAAGTACTCCGTCGATGTTAACACCGGTGAGAAAGTATTTGCCCCCACTGGAGACGGGTACTACGATAAAAAGGGGGTATTTCACCCCACACAGATCAAGTCTACGAAGATGTATGAGACGGACGATGCTCGTACTCTTATGAATAAGAAGCCCGCCGACATTGAGATTGTCTATGCTAACTACGCAAACGACATGAAGAGACTTGGTGACCTGGCTAGAAAAGAGTCCGCCAACACAAAGATGACCCCATATGACGCCTCTGCCAAGAAGACTTACGCAAAAGAGGTTCGTTCCCTCAATGCTAAGTTGAAGGTGGCCCTTTCTAACGCACCCCTTGAGCGTCAGGTTCACTTGGTTGGCAACAAGAAGCTTCAAGCAAAGAAAGAAGCCAACCCTGACATGGATGCCTCTCAGATCAAGAAGCTTAAAGGACAGATTCTTGCTGAAACAAGAGAACTTGTTGGAGCAAACAAGAAAAGAGTTGAGATTACACAAGAAGAATGGAACGCGATCGAAGCTGGAGCAATCAGTAATGCTTTGCTTAAGCAGATTCTCGATAACACAAACCTTGATGTTGTCCAATCTTATGCTACTCCAAGATCCCAGTCCGTTATGTCGGATAGTAAGATCGCCCGTGCAAAGATCTACCTCTCCCAAGGCAGGGCCACGTCCGAGATTGCCGATGCTCTTGGCGTTTCTGTTTCCACATTATCTAAAGCACTGAAGGAGGAAGGTTAAAATGGATAACGGAGCCGTAATGTTAACCACCATCGATAATCCATTTGACCCCTTCGCGCAGTGGGACGATTGGAAACGTTTCGATGAGCACATGAAATACTATACTTGTAGTTATCTTGCTAGGATTACCAAAACATCCGACGATCTTTCGGATGAGGACAATGAAAGAGAGATCGCAAGAGCAATCGACGAGATTGTTCGCTTCAACATCAACGGAATGTATAAAAAAGTTTACGAGAAAAAAATAACAGACCCGGGGGAGGGTATATAATATCACGCCCCACCCCTACATCGCAAGGGTCCTAATATTTTCTCCGGGGGTCATTTTTGGCCTTCCGCCCGTATTTTTCTACCCGCAAAGTATTACAAATCAAACAGTAAAGGAGGTAGAACAATGGCTAAACGCCAGGATTATGGAATGGAAACTAGTCGGAAGTCTCCTCCGGCAACCACACCAGAGGGAAGAGAGAACCAAATGATCGCTCTGGCGATGGATCTCGCTGAGAAACGGATGCGAGCAGGCACAGCCAGCGCTCAGGAAGTTACTCATTTTCTGAAAATCGGTTCGCTCAACGCACGAGTAGAGCGAGACATTCTCGAAAAGCGGAAGGAGCTTATCATAGCAAAGACTGAAGATATTCGTCAGTCCAAGAAAGTTGATGAGCTTTACGCAGATGCTATCGCAGCCTTCCGAAAATACTCCGGCAACCAGGAGATCGAAGAAGACAACGATCGAGGACGCTATGATGATTAGATCATATTCCGAATTGCTAACCCTTTCGACCTTCGAACAGCGACTCGAGTATTTAAAGCTTCGAGGGTCGATTGGGGTGGCTACGTTTGACAATGAACGTTGGCTAAATCAAGAATTCTACAACTCATGGAAGTGGAGGTCTATCAGAAAAGAGATCATCATTCGTGATAACGCATGTGATCTGGCGATTCCCGGACGCGACATATTTGACGCGATCCGAATTCACCACATGAACCCCATAACCATTGAAGATCTTGAATCCCTCAACCCAATCGTCTACGATCCGGAATATTTGATCTGCACATCTTTACTCACGCACAATGCGATACACTTTGATCGCTCTTCTCGAAACCGCGACTTACCTATAGAACGAAGAAAGGGGGACACTAAGTTATGGTAATCGACAGCATTCTCGATTCAATCAAGCAGCAACTCGGAATCGGACTCGACGATACAAGTTTTGATAAAGAGCTGGTTCTACATATTAATGGCGCTCTGATGGTTATGACTCAGCTTGGGGTTGGACCTGACGAAGGTTTCAGAATTACTGGAACCAATGAAACTTGGGCACAATTTCTTGGCGATCGAACCGATCTGGAACTTGTAAAGAGCGATGTCTTTTTGCGAGTCAAACTCATTTTCGATCCTCCTACAAATTCGTTCTTGGTGAATGCCATCAACGACCAGATCAAGGAAAACGACTGGCGAATTGAAGTTTGGCACGAGCCTGGCACTCACATCAAACCGGATCCAGATTCCGAATCCAGCGACGAATAACCCGGAGGTGACTTAATGCGTTTGTCAAACACGGCCACTCCGCGGTACTATGGCGAATTCCGGGACGCCGTGTTGAGAGGCGAAATATTTGTTTGCAATGAGATCTCAATGCAGATGAATAGAATTGATGACCGCATCGCAAATCCAAAATACTACTACGATGAAGATGCCGTCGAAGGATTCATTGCTTTTTGCGAAGATGAACTTACACTAACCGATGGTGGTGATCTTCATCTTCTCGACACGTTTAAGCTTTGGGCTGAAGACATCTTTGGTTGGTATTACTTTGTCGAGCGATCGGTCTTCATTCCAGGAAAGAATGGAACATCAGGACACTATGAACCTCGAATGATCAAGAAACGGCTCGTGAACAAGCAGTATCTGATTATCGCTCGAGGCGCTGCAAAGTCCATGTATGCAAGCTGCATTCAAAACTTCTTTCTGAACGTCGACGGTTCAACAACACATCAAATCACAACCGCGCCCACAATGAAACAGGCGGACGAGGTTATGTCCCCAATTCGCACGGCCATTACAAGAGCCAGAGGTCCCGCGTATAAGTTTCTAACAGAAGGTTCTATCCAAAACACAACAGGATCAAGAGCAAACAGAGTGAAACTTGCTGCAACAAAGAAAGGCATTGAGAACTTCCTTAATGGTTCTCTTCTCGAAGTCCGTCCTATGTCTGTTGACAAGTTGCAAGGTCTAAGACCCAAGATTTCCACGGTTGACGAATGGCTGTCTGGCGACATTCGAGAAGATGTTGTCGGAGCCATCGAACAGGGTGCATCCAAAATGGATGACTACCTGATCGTGGCTGTCAGCTCTGAGGGTACTGTCCGTAACAGTTCCGGCGATACAATCAAAATGGAATTGATGGACATTCTTCGTGGCGAATACAAAGCAGATCATGTTTCTATCTGGTATTATCGTCTTGACAGTATTGAGGAAGTTGGCTATCCCGACATGTGGATCAAGGCCAACCCGAATCTCGGAAAGACGGTTTCCTATGAAACCTATCAGCTTGATGTAGAACGTGCGGAGAAAGCGCCATCGACCAGAAACGATATTCTAGCGAAACGTTTCGGTATCCCAATGGAAGGCTACACATATTTCTTTACGTACGAAGAAACTGAACTCCATCGCAGACAGACTTTCTGGAAGTGCGTTTGCGCAATGGGCATCGACCTTTCGCAGGGTGATGACTTCTGCGCATTTACATTTTTGTTTCCTTTGGGAAACGGAGCTTTT